TAATAACACTCTCACTCATTCTAATATATAATTTTGAATTACCTTTTGGAAATATATTTTTTAATTAATATCTGGTTTTTTGGAAGAGTTTTGGATAGAGAAATCTTATACCCCTAAAGGTTTGTTCCCTATCCTAGACTGGTTTTTCGGAGCCGAGTCATTATGAGATACCTTGCTTAACTTAAATCAGCAGGGCGGATGTCTTATTTTCAGTATTTAAGTACCTATCAACTTGGCTGGACACCTTCGAATCGCCATTTGAGGCTTTGTTGAACCCCTTTTAGTAACCTCTTCTTCTCTATCTGGGCTAAAAGTGTTTTCTACCAATCCCCAGATTGATTAATATAGTATAAAATAAACTATTGTCAAAAAGATTTTTTAGTTTTAAATTATTTCGTATGGATTTTAAGGAGATAAAAGGACATAGACACTATTTGTTTGAAAATTTCCAAGAATTCCAGGCTTTTATGCCAAATAAAGCTTTACAAGGGTATTGGAGGGATAGTCATCAAAATGACTGGGTAGAGCTAGACGATGGATGCATCTGTCAAGTCTTAAAGAAATTTAAAGTTAAAGACCATAAAGGCATAAAAAACATAAATTGTATACGAACAGTATGTGGCACATACAGAGTTGATGATAAGAATAGAAAGATGTTTGGAAAAGACGGTATCGCTGAGAATATTTACTCATTTTCTGGTAATATTGAGTCAAAACAGCGGTATAATAAAGACGGTAGAAAGGGCAAAGAGATGCTTTTTGCTCGCTATATTGCCTCTGGAATGGAGACCAAGAAAGCTTATGCCTTGGTTTACCCCAAAGCTAGTTCAAAAAAATATATAAATGAAAAGGTTAACCAATTATTAAAATCGGAGAAAGTTCTTAATATGGTTAGTAAAGAGATAAAAACTACCTTGGAGGAATTAGGAATTTCCAATGAGTGGTTATTAGAAAGATATAGAGATATGGTTGAAATATCTGAGAGGCCTTCCGATGTATTGAGGTCTCTTGATTCACTGGCAAAGATTGCTGGTTTATTTGACACTGAAAGAAAACAAGAATCATTAACGGTCTGGTCAGGGTTTAGTCCAGAGCAAATGGAGGCCTTAAAAAGTGGAAATACTGAAACAAAGCTTATTGGCCACGCAGAAAAAGAAGAATAATTCTTTAAAAGAAGAAGAGGATTTATGTCCTGTTTGCAATTTTAATCTGTATTTTAACGAAAGAGTTACTCAGAGAATAGGTCTTATTGATAAAAAAGATAAAGTTTTAGGTTGGTTATGCCCTAATTGCATGTCAGAATTCGACCTAAAGAACAATATAGTTGAATTATTTGGAGATAAGATTCTAAAAGGAGAAGCTTAATTGCCTAAATTTGGGAGTAGAAGCAAGGAAAGATTAACAACTTGCGATGAAAGATTACAAAAAGTTTTTAATGAAGTTATAAAATATGTTGATTGTTCTGTTTTAGAAGGCCATCGTGGAGAAGAGAGGCAGAACAGGTTATTTGAAGAAGGGAAGACAAAGGTTACTTATCCTAATGGTAGACATAATAGCAATCCAAGCAACGCTGTTGATGTTACTCCTTATCCCATCAATTGGGAAGATAGGGAGCGTCAAACTCTTTTTGCTGGGTTTGTTATTGGTATTGCTCGGTCTATGGGCATTACACTTAGATGGGGTGGAGATTGGGATATGGACTTTGAAGTAATGGATAATCGCTTTGACGATTTTCCACATTTTGAGATAAGGGAGGTATAATGGGATTTTTAGGAGCAGGTTCAGATTTAAGTAGTCAATATGGGTTTAATTCTGGTATGTCTATAGAAGAAGAACAAGCTCTTTTGAAGATGCTTTTAGAGAATGAACAAGAAATGGTCCCATTTAGTGAAGCTAATATTTCAGGAGGTGTAGCTGTTGGTCCTTTGCAAATGCTTTTACAACTTGGAAGATATTCACCTGATATACTTAGAAGCATAGGTTTATTAGGAACTGGTCAAGGTGGATTAATGAGCGGCAGGTATGCTGATGATTCTGTAGTTGACAAAGGATTTACTGCAAAAGGGCCTACTTCAGAGTGGCCTGATGTTTATGGAGAGGATGATGTACCAAGACATGTAAAACCTGAGCCTCATTTTCCTAAAGGAAAACCAGTTGCTCCTGAATATGAAATTAAAAGAGCACTTGATGAGGTTGACCCAAAATTAATTGAAATGTTTGGAGAAGGGGGAACAGGACGTGACCCTGATGATGATGATGATGATTTAGTAGATTATATGTGGAAACAATATCATAAGGGAATGAAAAAACTGGAATCAGGAAAGAAATATGCTGGTAAAGTACTAAATAAAAAACAATTCAAAAAATTTATTAAGAAGGCATATCAATATCCTGCAAAACATCCTTTTAAGACAATTACATCTCCACTCAAACTTGCTCATGAGACATTTAAATATGCCCCAGAACTTTCTACTATAGTAGGATTGGGAGGAGCTGCAGCTTTAGGGGCAACTAGAGATTGGAGTGATTGGGAGACTCCACCAACTAGAGAAGATTCAATGTCTAATATTTTAAGAGGTATTGAATATGGTGACATAGAAAGATTTTTACAAACAAAACAATTATTTGGCGAAGATAAATATGAAGATTTTCAAATAGAAGATTTACTTAATTATTATGGAAAAGTTTCGCAAAAGAAAAAACATGGAGGAAAGGTGAGGAATTATCAAGAAGGAGGATTTGTCATGCCATGGGATTTAGATATGAATCCTGATATTGGCATGAATTATGATTGGGGAATGAATACTCCAGGATATGGAGGTGGTATGGAGACTCAGCCAGGTGGATATGGTGATTATCCTGGGAGTTCACCATCATATACTCATCCTCAAATTGGTAGAAAACCTACTGATGTAAGTTTTGCAAATCAAGGCCCTGGAACGTGGGACTATAATGGTGACGGTATAATAGATAATCTTGATTTATATGAAGCTAATCAACAAGGAGTTGACCCAAGTATTATAGAAAATATGATGGGCTATATAATAGGTGGAGCAACAGGAGGTCAATTACCACCCCCTCAAGCTGGTATTGGTAGTGGAAATTTAACAGGGTATAATCCTGGTAGACCACCTGCTGGAGTTGGAAGCGTTGCTGCGTCAGGAACAGGACTTGAGACTCAGCCAGGTGGATATGGTGACTTTCCAGTAGGTCAAGAATATTTAAGTCCTCCAGGGGGAAGAAAACCTGTTGGAATGAGTTTTGCAAACCAAGGTCCTGGAACATGGGATTACAATGGAGATGGTATAATAGATACTCTCGATTGGACATTAGCTCAAGGCCAAGGAGTTGGTCAAGATATTTTAACAAATATGATGAATTATATTACTGGCGGACAAGGAGCTGGTCCTGGTTGGACAGGTCAGGTTCCTGGTTTATCAGCCCCTATTTCTCAGGGAGTTGGTGGTCAGGGGTTATATCCAAATCCTCCAAGTACTCCAGTTGATTATACTATGGGCGAAGGCCCAACTGGGCAAACACAAGTTGACCCTTATGGACCAGGCGGTGGTGGCGTTGTTCCTCCAGGCGGAGGAATGGAAACACAACCTGGGGGTTTTTATACACCTGGACAAGGGGGCTCTAATTTTTTACAACCTCCTTCACCAACACCAGTTCAAGGAATTAAAAGTTTAAAACCAGGCGGAGGTATGGGCGGACCTGGATGGTGGCCAGACCCACCAATGCCTGCACCAGGTACAGGTGAAACACAACCTGGTGGATTTTACGACCCTAATGCTGGTGGCGATTTTCCTGTAACTGACCCTGTATATACTCCTCCAAATAGAGATGATTTAAGCACTCAAGCTATTGGAATGGCTGAAGGTGGATATGTTCCAATGAGTGGATTATTAGAAATAGGAAGTTATTCTCCAGAAAATTCTTTGCAAAGTGAAATTGTTCATATAGATAATGAATCATTGGAAGAAGCCCTTCCTGATGATATATTAGCAATGTTAATGACTTTATTAATGTCAGGACGACTAGGATAATTTGGCTAATTTAAATTTAAATGGAAATGTATCGAAGAACGAAGAAGTTCTTCAAATGGCTTATAAGGATTTGATAGCTTTTGGAAAGTTATTTTCTCCACAAGATTATTTGGCATCTCAAAGTCCTGATTTTCATTATGATGTTGGGAAATTACTTATTAGTAAGGATGTTCAACAATTGGCACTTGTATTGCCTCGTGACCACGCAAAGTCAACCTTAGCAGCAACTGCTGTACTTCATAGGTTTTTATTTGCGAATAAAGAAAGCCCAGAATTTATCGCTTGGGTTGGCGAGGCACAAGACCAAGCTACAGATAACTTGAATTGGATTGCAAATCATATATATGAAAATCCTGCAATACATTATTATTTTGGAGATTTGCAGGGAGACAAATGGACTAAGACAGAAATAATATTAAGTAACAGTTGTCGTTTAATAGCAAAAGGAACTTCTCAAAGATTACGTGGTAAAAAACAATTATCTACTCGTTATACTGGTATAATACTTGATGACTTTGAATCAGAATTAAATACAAAGACTCCTGAAGCTAGAAGACAAATTAAAGAATGGGTTACTGCGGCAGTTTATCCAGCGATTGATTTTGATAAAAATGGTTTCTTATGGTGTAATGGAACAGTTGTTCATTATGATAGTTTTTTAAATGGATTGCTTAAATCTCATGATGAAGCTTTAAAAAGTGGTGAGGAGCATAGTTGGGAAGTATTTACTAAGAAAGCTATTGAAGATGGAAAACCTATATGGCCTTCAAGATGGCCTCTTAAAAAATTAGAAGAACGTAAGCAGTTTTATATTGATTCAGGAACACCATCAAAGTTTTACCAGGAGTATATGAATCAGGCTAAGTCTCCTGAAGACCAGATATTTCATGAAGATGATAGTAATGATGCAATGTATAAGGGGAGTATAAAATTCGATGAAGAAGCAGAGTCTTGGTACCTTAAGCTCGATGATGGCAGAAAAGAGTATGTTAATATTTATATGGGTGTTGACCCTGCCTCAACTCTTGGTGCTAGGAACGATTATAGTGTCATTATGGTGCTCGGTGTTACTGCTGACAACGATTACTACGTTATTGAATACTCTAGGGATAAAGTTTTACCGATGGATTGTGCCGACAAAATTTTTGAAATAGCTAAAAGATATTCTCCAATAAGAAGAATTAATATTGAAACCATAGCTTACCAGGAAATGCTTAGAGATTATGTTATGAAAAGAAGTAAGAAAGAAGGAATGTTTTTACCTGGGATAGAGCAAGGAATTAAAGGATACGGTAATCAAAAGAAGAAAGACAGATTATGGGAAGGATTGCAACCAATGTTTAAAGCAGGTGCAGTTCATTTGAAAAAGAATCAACATGAATTAATTGGAGAATTATTAGATTTTCCTAAAGGTTCACATGATGATACCGTAGATGCTTTCTGGCTTGCAACTCAGTATGCTAGAGGTAATCCAAAAGCTGCTAATAAAAAGAAAGTTAAGAAAGATGGTAAATGGTTTAAACCAAAGAAGAGATATGATTGGTTTTCAGGTGCAAGAATTAAAGACTCATTTGGCGGATTAATATGATACCAGAAGATAATAGAGCTAAAAGAATAAGAGAACTATTTAGAGAATGGGCAGATGCTCGTAAAGATTGGGAGACTGCTGCAAGAGAAGATATTGATTTTTATTTAGGAAATCATTTCTCTGCATCAGAACTAGATACTCTTTCAGAAAGAAATCAGACATCAGTTGCTATTGATAGATTGTATTCAGCTATTGAACAGTTTAAGGCAATTATAACATCTAAACCTCCTAAGTTTTCTGCGGTAGGAAGAGAAGATTCAGACAATAGATTGGCAAATGTTTGGAAAGTTATTCTTGAATATGTATGGGATTTATCAAATGGAGATGAAGAATTTAAACAAGCTGTTCATGATTATGCTGTTACAGGCCTTGGTTACTTATATACATATTTAGATAAAGAAGCTGACTATGGAAGAGGTGAAATTAAATTTAAAAGTGTTAATCCTTTTAGGGTTGCGGTAGACCCTAATTCTAGACATCGTTATTTTGATGATGCTAGTGGAATTGCAGTATCTACAGTATTTAGTAAATTCCAATTAATAGATTTATATCCTCAATTAAAGGAAATCCCTGAAGATTCTGAAAAACCTCTTATAGAATTAATTGAAACTATGGATGCTGATGAAGATTATCCTTCAGCTACAAATAGTCAAACAATGCAGTCATTTACTCCTGACGTTGTAAAAGATTATGATAGAAACTCTCAAGAAAAATATAGACTCATAGAGTTTTATTCAAAAGTTAAAGTGCCTTATTATAGAGTTATTAATTTACAAACTCAACAAGAGCAGATTTTAGATTCAGATAAATTTCAGCAATTCATGGCAAATCCTCAAATTCAACCAATGGTTCAGCAAGGAATGATTGACTATGCTGAGGTAATGCAAACAAGAATAAAGTTAACATGCACATTAGGCCAAATTGTTTTATATGAAAGAGTGTTGGAGACAGATTTATATCCGATTGTACCTCTTCCAAATATATGGACAAATACACCTTATCCAATGAGTGATGTTAGAAAGAATAAAGATTTTCAAAGATATCTTAATAAATGTATGTCACTGATAACAACTCACGCACAAGCATCTGCTGGTTTAAAGCTTCTTGTTCCACAGGGAAGTGTTCAAGATATTGAAGAGCTAGAAAGAGATTGGGCTAACCCTAATGCTACAATTGAATATGATTCATCTTTTGGAGAACCTCATTTCCCTTCTCCTCAACCTATGTCTAATTCTCTTATGACATTACCTACAATGATTGAAAAATATATAGATTTGAATATGGGTATATTTGAGATGCAGCAAGGAAATTCAGAGGTTGCTCCTAGGACATCTTCAGCTACAATGATGCTTGAAGATTTTGGACAAAGACGTTCTAAATCTAAATTAAGAGATATAGAGGGCGGTCTTAAAAGATTGGGTCAAGTGGTTTATTATTTAGCAAAAGACCATTATGATTTTCAAAAAACATTTAGAATTTGTCAGCCAAATAATGATATGACTGAATTTACTATTAATAAAAAAGTATATGATGATAAAACAAAAGAATTATCTACAATAGAGAATGATTTAGCGGTTGATAAATTTGATATCAAAGTTATTGGAAACTCTACAATGCCTACGAATAAGTGGGGCGAATGGAATATTTATATGGAAGCTTTCCAAGCTGGTCTTATTGATAAAACAGAAGCTCTCAAGAAAACAGAAATATTTGATAAAGAGGGTGTATTAATGCGAATGGACGAGGTTGGAAAATTACAAGGAATGTTGCAACAAGCACAGCAACAGATAGAAGAACTCAGTGGAGACTTACAAACAGCCCATAGAGAGGCTATTTCAGCTAGAAAGCGAACAGAAGTCGAGAAGTTTAAAACTAAACTCAAAGACACTGAGTTAAGTGCTAAGTACGATAACAAACTATCCTCAAGCAGGATAAAAGATGCGGTTAAACTCGAATCAGAGAAATTGAAGATTGAAACTAAAAAATCTCAGTTAAGCTCAAAAAAATAGAGAAATTGCAAAGGAGAACAGATGAATAATAATGGGAATCAAAATAATGGTCAACCCAACGGACAAGGGAATGCCGAAGATTCGGCCAAATACTTTCAATCAGAAAGAGATAAACTTTATGCTGAAAATCAACAGCTAAAGAAATATGAGAAGTTAGGTAAGTTTATGGAATCACGTCCTGACGCAGCACGAGCTGTTGTCAATACAATTAAAGGGAAACGTGGTAAACCTAGAAGACCAATGCCTAAAAGAGGAGCACCAAGAAGAATAGCAAAGCCTAAGAA